AGACCTTGACCTCGGACTGACTCACGCCTTCATCCACATCGGGCGTGACCTTTTCCATCGCTTTGAGGGCCTGGAGGACGGCGCGGGCTTCATCGGAGCGGACTTCCTTCAGCAGGCCCATGATGCGGATCAACGACTTGACGACGTTGTTGATCTCGACGCGGACCTGCGCGGTCATGCCGCCGCCCATCGTCTGCATGGGCGGGGTCGCCATCGGGGGCGGGGTCAGCGGCGCAGGGCCGAGCGGAGGGGCACCACCAGAAGGACCGCCGGTCGGCATCGGCAAGGGCGGCATAGTCGAAACTGCGAATACACCCGACTAGGCGGACATGTCCAGAATCAATTTCTGAGGGGCAGCCCGCCCGCGACCACGATCAGGAGCACGATCCCGAGGACGAGCGCGATCACGCCCAGCACCACGCCGGTCTGGATCGGCCGCGTCGAGACGCCCGAGACGCCGTAGATGAGGAACCAGAGCGCCATCAGGATGAGACAGACCGGCCAGAGTCCCATCAGATTCTCCCCCAGACCAAGAGGATCAGGAGCACGACGAGGATCAGGCCCAGCGCGGAGCTCGGGCCGTAGCCCCACTGGGCGCTATGCGGCCACGTCGGGATCGCGCCGACGACGAGCAAGACGAGGAGGACGATGAGCAGGATGTACATCGGGCCTCCTTAGCGGGACGACTTCCGGGTCGTCCGCGTGGGCTTGGCGAAGCGGTCGCGCTGGCCGGCGCGCTCGAGGGGCTTCCGCTTCGGGCCGAGCGAGCGGACGTCTTTCGAGGTGAACCCGCGGCGCCGTCTCATGCAGCCCGGCCAGCAATCCGGTCCATTCACGACCCCACCGGGCGGCCCGGCCCGAGCCGGTTCGCCTTCCGCTCGATTCGCGCCGCCGCCAGCTGCATCAGCTGTTGCTGGTTCTGGGCGCGGCCCTCGGCCAGCCGGCGCGACGTCTCCTTCATCTCCTCGCGGTGCGGGGGGTCCATCAGTTCGATGAGCCACTCGCCGTCGATGGCGCCCGCCTTGAAGAGCTCGAGCGCCTTCATCTGGGTCTGTTCGGAGAAGATCGGCGACGCGGAGTGGGCCGAGACCTGGAGCGTGAGCCCGGCCGGCAGCTGGGCCAGGATGAACCGCTGGCCCTGCGGTGACTCATAGGTCTGATCGTCCGAGTGCTGCAGGATCCGGAACCCGAGGGTCGACATCGCCGACAGGACCGACTCGAGTTGGAGCGCCATGTGGCGGATCCGGCCGGCGCCGATGCCGGCGAGCGAGATCAGCTGATCGTTCGAGCGCACGCCGGGCGCTTGCTGCCCCTGGAGGGTCGGCGGGATCCCGGACTGGTCATCGAACATTTGATCGATCTGGCCGAGCATCGCAAAGGCTTCCTGGCCGACCTCGACTTTGATCGTTTCAAACTTGACGTTCGGGTCGCCCGTGCCATAGGACCCGCCGACATTCGACATCGCGCGCCCGGCCTCTTCGTAGTCCGAGAGCCCGATGAACAGCTTCGCGGGATCGAGTTGCCGCTGGATCACCTCGTCCCTCGCGCGGACCTGCCGCTCGCGCCACGCCTGGAGCATCAGGAGGCTGGCGAGCTCCGAGCGTCCCCAGAGATAGGTCGGCATCGGGCGGGGCGCGAGAATGCCGAACGGGGCTTGGCCGGGGAAAATCTGCCCCGTCGGCGTTTTCGTCCACGGCAGGATCGGGTTGCGGCGCCGGACGAGCGGCTCGGTGCCGTCGGTGAGGACGGTCGTCACCCGCCAGTCCTCGTAGGGCGTGCCCCCGTAGCTGTCGGAGTAGGCGCGGCGCTCCCAGACGTCGCAGAGCATCACCACCGGCTCGATGACGTTCGCCTCGAGGAGGTAGGTGCCGTCGTTCGCGTCGCCGGGCATCGCCCCGCTCACGACCGAGTTCGGGAACGCGCCCGTCATGCCCGAGATCACCAGGCGCGTGAACCCGGAGCCGCCCGCGTGGGGATACGCGAGCCGGGCCGCCTTGGTGATCATCTCCTCTTCCCGCGGGTGGCCCTGGACCCAGCGCTCGAACTGGGGCATCGAGAGCGAGTACCAGTGGCAGTAGACGTCCTGGTCGGTGAGGGACGGCTGGTCCTCGCGGGTGACGCCGAAGTCCCACGGCTCGATCATCGAGAGGACGAAGCCGCGCTGGGGGTCTTGCTGGATCTTCAGCACCGCGGCGCCGTAGACGAGGGCCCACTCGAGCGCGAGCGACACCGTCAGGTCGGCCCCGCTGTTCGCCCAGACCTGCCGGAACTCGTCCCGCGCCGTCTGGGCCGGATCGAGCCACTCCTTCCGGGTCGCCGGCGGGAGATGCACGCCGAAGCGGACGCTGTCCGGCGACCAGATGTAGCTCGAGAGGCGGTCCAGATGGGCGCGGAGCTTGTTGTACCGGGCGCTGTAGCCGTCCTCGGTCCCCGCTTCGTACCACTGCCGCAGGTTCGAGCCCTGGATCCGGCGCTGGTCCCGCGAGATGCCCGCCCGGTTGATGTAGGTGACGAGCATCTCCCGCGCCTCGTCAATCCGCCGGCGGGTCTCGTACGCGGACTGTTTCGGTGCCATCAGGCCCGCGTCGGGATCACCCGGCGGCGGATGTGCGGGAAGATGTGATGCCGCGAGTCACTCGCCGCCTGGGGCGAGATCCCGCCGAGCGCGGCGCGGGCCGGCATCCACTTCGACGGCCCACCCTCGAGCGCCTCGCGCATCGCCGGCCGTTGGGGTTCCGGCAGGATCTCGATGGCGCGGGCGTGATCCTCGGCCAATTGCTGCTCGGAGCGCTTCGCGGCGTCCTTGGTCGCGCTCATCTGATCGAACTGGGGCTGCATCATGGGATCGAGGATCTTCGCGATGCGGTGCCCGGTGGTGGAGACCTGGATGGCATCAAATCTCCTGCGGAACCCGCGACGATACCCGCACACCGGACACCGCACGCTTTTGATCGGCAGGTCGTCGTAGACGACGATCTGGTCCGAGTCCTTGCCGTACTCCACCTCGGTACAGCGGGCGCATTCGTAGTTGGCCCGGGGGCCCATCGGCCGGCAGTCTAGCACCGACCGTCAGAACTCGGGTAGGAACGCCATCATCGCCTCCCCAATGTCCCGAAGAATTCTTGGATCGTCCTTCCCTGGACCGTCGTCGCCGGCATGCCGCGCATCCGGTAGCGTTTCAGCGACGGGTACAGCTGCGCGACGTAGCTCTCGACCGCCAGCGCGCCGGCCTGGGCCCGGTGCCCCCGCGGCAGGTCCCCGGTCGGATTGAAGCCGTCGCCGGCGCCCTCGAGGCGCGTGAGCTCTTCGGCGAGGAGTTCCGAGCGCACGATGGCGGCGCCGCGCTGAATCTGGTCGCGGAACCGCTGGAGGACCGTCGCCTGGGTCTCCGCGTTCGACTTCCACTGGTAGGCGCCGCGGGCGGTGAGGGAGTCCGGCCGGCGCCAGATGTAGTGGCGCACTGAGCCCAGGACGTCGAGGAAGCCAGGCGTGCGGGTCGTGCCGTACCCCTGGCGCACGAGCCGCTGGATCTCGGTGAGGACGCCGGCGCCGAGCCCGCCCACCTCGAGGATGAGCGTCTTGTGCTGCGCCCCGTAGGCCCCGGCGAGGTGGAGCGTCACCCACGCAAAGGCCTGGAGGCCGATGTTCGCCTCGGTGTGGAACTCGGCGACTTGCTCGAGCTTGTCGTCATCGAGCGCCGCCGCCCAGACCGACACGACCCAGCTCGGATCGTTCGGCATCGCCGAGTGGGCCGGGACCGCCGAGACGACGACCGGGCGGGTGTCCGGCGGGATCCAGACTCGGAGCATCGGGTCTTTGGTCCCGGCGGGCTCCGGATGGGTCGTCTCCATCGTGCTGCCCCAGGAGTAGACGTAGGCCGCCGCCGGCTCGCACATCGAGTTCTCGATCCGGTCCTGGGTCAGCCGATCGAGGAACGGACGCTCCATGCTCGCGGAGAACGCATCCTCCCAGACGGTCGGCATCTCCTGGTCCGCGAGGCGCTGGCTGCCGGCCGCCTTCTCGGCGACGTACCACCGGCGCCACGCCCATTGCTCGACGTCGAGGACGATCTTGTCCCGCTTCCGGAGGATGTGGTCCCAGTCGCGCTCCTTCGGCGTCAGGCTCGGATTCCCGTAGGCCGCGTAGAGCTTCTTCTGCTTCGGGCGGATCCGGTTGTCCTCGCGGAGCCACCAGCTGATGAAGACGGCCTGCATCGTCTTGGCCTTCTGCGCGGACATCCACAGATCGTAGAACCAGTTCTTGCCGCGGGCGGTCCCCTCGAGGACATACAGGGACGCGGGATTCACCTCGGACCACGCGGCGCGGAGGTACGTCACGGCCTTGCCCCCATTCGGCCACAGCGGCACCTCCGTCCCGTGCGTGAAGCTGAGCCCGCGGCCGACGCCCAGCCGGCTCCACGTCTGCCGGCCGCACGTCTGGAGGAGGAGGCGCGACATGTTCGCCCAGGTGATCTGCACCTGGTTCCGCGCGCGGGTCCGGTTCGGATCGAGCGGCTTCTCTTCGATCGTCGCGCCGGGCGTCGGATCGTCGTCGCTCGCGTGGCGCAGGGCGAGCTCGTCCATCATCCCCATGAACAGATCGCGGAAGTACTCCTTGTTCTCGGCGCTGTCGGTGATCGTCACGCCCTGGAGGCCCGCGAACCGCTGCATCCACATCAGCGTGAGGATCAGCATGAAGGTCGAGAGGCCGACCTGGCGGGCCTTCACGATCAGGAACTGGTTGATGCCCTTCTCTTTGCCCTTCAGGATCGCGCGGAGCGCGGCGCGCTGCGTGCCCCACGGCGTGATCGGGCGCACGCCGAAGTCTTTGGTGGCGATGGGCACCTGCAGACTGAAGCGCCAGAGGTCTTGCTCACTCGGCAGTCGAACGAGGCTCACTGTGCGTGGTATAGTCGCCGTCGACGCAAAACACAACTCCCCAACCCGGTGGAGGTCGCGCTATGGCCCGACGGTCCTACTCCTCGGACGAGCCCGAAGTGGACGCCCACGCCGAAGCTACCCCGACCGACGTCACCCCGCCGCTGACCGAGCAACAGATCAAGCTCAACGAGCTCGACGCCTACTACAGCAAGGTGCTCGGGGATCTCGCGCGCGAGATGCGGGAAGCCACCGCGGTCCACGATGCGTCGGAGAAGCGCATGGCCGACATCGAGGCGCAGAAGGTGCAGATCGACGCGGAGTACGCCGAGCGCAAGCTCGCGATCGAAGGGGAGCCGCCGCCCGAGGGTGGGGTGCTCGCGGCGAAGCCGCCGACGCGCTGGGGCGTTGCGCCCGCGCCGAAGCCGCAACCGACGTACACCGCCTAGCGTCCGCGTCGGTGTGTGCCTCGTGTACCCTCCCGGTCGGACGAGCAAGTCAATCGTCCGGCGATGTTTCCCGGCGCCGATGGGTTCAGCCTGAACGAAGCGCCATCGCGATGTCCGAAGTGCAACGGGCTTTGGCATCGCGTCGAAGAGGGCTATTCCTGTCAAACGTGCGGGAAGCGGTGGCGCGCCGTGGAATGTCTGCGCGCGATGCGGGGGGGCCGCTACCAGCGGATGAGCTAAAAGACAACGGCCGGGGTGGCTAACCCCGGCCGTCGAGAGCGACGATGACCCCGTAGAAGACTCCCATCAACAACCGGCCTTCGACCGGCTATCGAGGGCTACAACCGGGACAGGAGAGAGTCAGAGGCTCCCTCATGTCTGAACAGGAGGCATGCCCCTCATGTTCGTAGTCCCACCTTTCGCACAGGTGCGCGCGCC